TTTCCAACCTCTGCGACCTGTTACGGTCATACCATCACAACCTTGCTGTTTACCCCATGCCATTGCATCATCATGCATGTCTGTAATTTGTTTAATTCCATAGCCTTTATTACCACCTGCTAAAAAAACGTGTAAGACTTTCTTATTAGGATACACTACTATCTCAGTTACTGCACATCCATTTTTTCCCATCCACAGTTGCATATGCCCACTCATAACACCATCAACTATATCTACAAAATCGTGTGTATTACCACCTTTTTTTAGTGCTGACTCTATCCAAGCTTTACCACGCATTAATTCTTCTGTTATATTCATGGGTCGTATTTAAGTTTTACCCAAGCACCGTTTTTACTTACAACTACAGCATTTTGAGCTTCATCCCACATTAAAATGCCATCCTGTGTTGCTTTTGAGTCGGCATCTCTAAATTCTAATTTGTTACGTGTATTTACTAAAAACTTATTAATACGTTCACCCCACGTACTCCATTTATCTCCTAATGGTGGTGGTGGCAATTGTGAACTCATCGCTCACCTCCAGCATCAGCTTCTATTCTCATAATGCCTGAGCGCCAATCTGCTAATTTGTTTCCTTCTACACGTAGCCTAATTTGTCTTCCTGAAAATCTTACTGCTGTTGGATTAGCAAGTGTATATGTGCCATGTGTGGTCTCAGTATCATTAGGATGAAATCTTGTTTTAAATGATACCTTAACATCACCCTGAGTCAATTCGTCAGGTATTAATTTAGTTACTTTCATAATTTGGTCACCATTGCCGAGAGATATTGACCCTGACTCAGCATAAGGTGTATATGACCCATGAGAAAAGCCATATTCATGATTATATAAGTTACCACTAGCATCTGCCCATATTGGATTGTCAAACACACCTCTATCAACTGCTGCTGTTCTATCTATTGTACCAACCGCCCAATGACCTTCCATGTAATCATATGTAACATATTTGTCATTTTCAGTAGAGTTTTCTGATGTGTAAAACCACCATATTTCACTATGCTCTGAGTTATGTACAGCGTAAGCTTTGCTTATTTGACTGTTTGAAATATTACCAAACACTAAATCATGTACATCGCAAGGTAATTCTTTTGCTACACTTCCATCGAATATAAAGAAACCGTTAGCACCTAGCCAAAACGCACCTTGGTCGATAGCTACTGCCGCCTTTCTCGATGCAACACCACAGGCTGTTCCTACTCTTTCGAAACCATATACAAATGGCGCACCTGAATACGTTGCTAAGTGTGCATCTGTATCTGTCAGGATTAACGTAGTACCACGCATTCTAACACCACACATAATTTGACCAGTTGTGACTAGCTCAAAATCACCAGCCTCGTTTGTTGCCGCAGGACTCCACACCGTATTTGCTTCTCTGTCACACCATTGCACTTTACGTGGATTACCACCAGCACCTAAAGCAAACACAAAACGTTCTTCTGTTACTACAATTGAATTATTGCTAACTGGTGCATTTGTTAAAGCTGTAGGCAATACTGATGTATTTAATGCCCACTCGTATATTTTTCCATCTTTGGATGAACAAGCTAACAAATTTTGACCAAAGTTATCTAATGCCCATGTCGTAGCTTCTTGATAAATACCTGTGTTTGGTCGTGTAATACCGTATATACCATTATTCCAAAAACCGCCACCATAAGCTACATTAACACTAGCATTAACATCACCAGCAGTTAAACCACTTGGTGTAATGTCTGAAACTGTACTAGAAGCATTAATATAATAAAGCTTATTGTGTGTTCCTAATGCTAATGCCGAACCATTTGTGTTATCTACCCACGCATGTAAACCTCTTGGCACAGATGCAGCAGCATTTGCTTTACGTGTATCCCATCCACCAACAGGTCGTAAAGAGTTTTTGTGCCATCTTACAAGGTTTGAATCTCTCCATCTATTAGATGATTCAAAATCTGTACCGTTTTTGTAAACACCCGGTGGTAATTGTAGTGGTATTAGTGGCATGTTATGCAGCTATTGGTGTCCATGTTTCTGACCCCTCTCCTATAAGTTCCCATTTTTTACGACCTGATGCTACTATAGCTAAACTTGTATTAACATCATTAATATCTGCTGTATGTGTAAAACCGCCTCGTGGGGCAGATACACTAGAAGTGCTGGTCATTGTTGCACTTGCTAACATAATTAACTCTGAGTCAGCATCAATATCAGAGATACCGTAAATACCGTAAGAATCCGTAGCATTCGCTAAATGTATTCTTTCACCTGTAGCAGTTGTAGAACTAGATACAGTAGCTGTAGCAGAGCCAAGAGATATTTTTTCTGATGCACAAGTAGAAGAACTTGTTGCGGTTATTGTACTAGCACCAACCGATGTTAAATTAGCAACTGTAGTAACAACAGTTACACCTGCTGATAACGCACCTGACGTTCTTACTCTAATTGCATTTACATTAGCTACACCTGATGTAACCGATACTGTGGATGCGCCTTCTTCTAAATCAGCAGTAGAGTATTTACCTCTATTAAATTTATATTGACCATACTTCATTTGAAGTTAGCCTAGTTCAATGTAATATCTAAATCACCTGATGGTACACGAAACACATCTCCTGATGCTACTGCTTTACTAGCCGATAAGGTTGCATACACCATAAGATTACCTGATGTCGATGCATCAAATACTCCAACGTGTGTGACTGTACCCCAAGAACCTGTTGCAGTTGGAAATTCTACTGCTGCGTTATTGCTAGTCGTGTCACCTGAAGTTGTAAATGCAATTGGTTTTCTAACATAACCACTACCTGACAACTCTGTACCACCACCAGCTTCGCCCGGAGCTGCTGTAAATAAACCTAAGTATAAAGTTGATGGCGCTGTGTAAGCTGCACCAGCAAATACGTGGTCTAGTATTTCTGTTTCTAAAAAGTTTGTAAAGCTCATACTAATCCTCTCACTTTCATTGTTAAGCCTGACCCACTATAACGTGCATTGTCGGAGACTTCGTTTAATCGCTGTATTGCTGCACCATACATCTGCGCCCATACAGCTACCCTGTTGTCTTCTGCTAGATATGCTGCTGAATGTATTAATGCTCCGTAGAGATATACATCAGGTGCTTCTAGTAAAAGCCAGTTATCTGAATTGCTACTACTTAAAGCTGGTACTTTTTGGTAATAAAGTAATTCAAAATCTATTGTTGCATTTGGTGTTGGATAAAATTGAAACTGACTATCAGCGTGTGTGTAAGCTATAGGTGTGCCTGAAGCATCCTCATTAGCTGCTCTTTTATCTGCCATTGCATCACGTGATATTAAATTAACTACAGTCGTTCCTGTGCCAGTTAAATGCAATCTTATTGTTTCCATCCAATCAGATGGTATTTGCATGTATTCGTCACCAGCATCTTGCTGACCACTTGCACGAGCTTCCATCTTCATATGTCTTATGTCTCTATTAATTTGTGACTCTGCTAATGTAATAAAGTCAGGTATTACTGACGTAAGGTCATCCCTGTTAAGAAAGTCAGCAATAGAAGCTTTTAGTTCTGTGTAATTAGATAAAGCCATTAGTAAGGTCTCATTAATCTATCAAAGTTTTCTGCTTCGTATGATGGTATTTTGTTTTGTCTTAACGCTTCAAGAAACGCAGGTCTTTGAAAATCATCTAATTGCATGTATACATTGTGTTCTGCATCAGTCATGCTATTCACTAATTCTTGTGTAGCATCCATTTGATATGCCTCTCTGTTAGCAGGTGTATCAAAGCCTCTACTGTCAGGAAAACCAATACTGTTAACAACAGGTTGTGCCATTGCGTTAAGTCCTCCACCAACTGTTGTTCCTGCAAACATTAATGGGTCTGTGCCACTAGCATTGTTTGTGCTTACCATTGAACGCATGTTAACAGGGTCTAAGTTATCGGTCGTTGGTAGAGCGTTAGGAGAGGTTGTCTCACCACCCATCAAGCTTTTTAAGAAATTGTTTTCTTGTATTTTACCTGCGAGAGGAGAACCACCACCAAGACCATCCATAACACCAGTCATAGCTCCTTGAAAGCCACCTTTGAGTTTGTCCATGTACATTTTTAAGGCTAATTCATATTCAGTCATAAGATGTCCTCTGTTTAATTAAGCGTAAGTATATCACTATTTTATATTATTCCACCTGTTTCTTTAAGTCGTTCTTCAAGCCTCATAAGTTTTTCATGTGTTATCCTGCCACCGATTGGT